ATTCTAGTATCAAACGCTGCAGCAAACACGTCATTAACATAATCAGCTCCAGGATTTATATTATCAAATCTTACTATAGTACCCAATTCAACGGGCGTAAGATCAAACGCGTCTTCAAGCAGAGTATTAATTGTAATAGGATCCGTATTCCCGGACATTGGTATTAAAGCCGGCGATGAGTTGTAGTTTAGTGCATCGAGCGTAACATCTGTAAAGTTTCCAATTACGTCAAAAATAAGAGATACGGTTTCTTCATTAGTTATTTCGCCAACTATAACATCTGATGTATTTGCAGTATCTGGATAAAGAGCTCCAGGAGAAGTTTCATTTTTTGCTACAATTCGTATCAAAGTTTCGCCAGATAAATCTTGAATGTCGACATTAACGTCTCTATCAGTTGTTGATATTACTATAGTGTTGCTTTCAACAAATTCATCTCCAGACTCCATTCTTACACCGATAGATATATCATTTTGACCAATCACTGCGCCGCGGTTGCCTAAATTATCTTCTAAAGTTTCGAGTAACTCAAATTTGCCACCCTCATTATCTAAAAATATAATTTGGTTTGATACTAATAATTTGGTGCTATCTATTGAATAACCCCATCCTCCGTCTTCAACAGAATAAGAAACCACGCCGGTAAAGTTTTCTGTCACGCCAGTAATCAGCCCCTTTGCACCAAAACCATCCGGAGAAGTTTGAAATGTTACCAAGTCCCCGATATTATTCCCAGTAGTGCCGTTATAGCTATTATCAATTTCAATTGATGTGAATGAGCCGTACATTTTTCCAAAGTTTATAGGAATACCATCTATTTCACATATTATACCTTCAGATCCTATAAATTCTCCAGTATTATCGTTTACAAATATTATAGGAGTAAATGAATTGTTTAATATAACAAAATTTATTTTATCTACAGTAGCTCGGGCTCTTGAAGTTTCACCAACGATTGTTTTGCCTATTATATCTGCATATGTATACGTGGTATCAGTTTTAGTAGAATTAAATAGTCCAGAATTGGGAGATAGCTGTAGATAGTTGCCGCTTTTCCATTCAGAATCTGATGGCTTGAATATATTTTTAGAGGGATAGTAAACTTTAATACTCTCATTGTAAAAAAGAGTAAAGAACAATTCTAAACCCTCTACAGTTCCTTTGCGGCGATATAATCCTAAAATATTTTTAACTACTATTCTGATAGTTTGGCTATCAAATGGCAATTCAGATAGATACTTATTTTTGTAAAACAGTAGCATTCTTTCAAGTGTTGTATCAATATCACGGTATTCAAACATTCTTCTGCCGTTGTATAGAGATTGATTTTCATTCGTCTCCATAAACTTGTAGTATTCTTTTACGAATTGGACCAATTCTTGGCCGTCTTCACGGTAAATGGCCGGAAACTGTTTTTCGATATGGAATGATATAAGTTTTTCTATTTGCATTAATTCGACTCTACAAAGTTAATTGATACGTCCGTATCTCTTATAGTAAGAATTCTACTTTTTGGAGATGAAACATTTACGGCTGCTACTGCGGCATATATTTTAATAGCATCACCGGAAAAAGCCTCAACTGAAAAGTTTATTAATCTTATTTCTCCAGTTGCATAATTTACAGTGCCGATGAGTGGATTCAAAATTTCTGAATTTACGGAGTTCGAGCTAATAATTCTCATATTACCAGAACCATCATCTTGTAATTTAGAATTAATACCTCTATATGTAAAATTAGAGCTTACGACAGACGGCTTAAAATCTTCAAAACCGTTTGTTGCTTTATATGGATATGGCTTAACCAATTGAGTTTCAAATTTAAATCTTGGATTGAGTGTTAAATTTAGAACTGGTTTATATTCAATTATCGGATTTACACATAGTGAGTTGCTTAAAATTCCGCTATCTACATTATCAATTATAGCGGTCAATCTTGAAGATCTCAATGTTTCTCCAAAATCATCCAAATTGGCTGAATTGTAAGATGATATGGCTGTTCTTATAAGCGACTCTAATTCTTGTATAGATTTGCCTGTTTGATTTTTATCATATACTATATCAGCTATAAGCTCTACATATAGGAAATCTGGATCTATGAATATTGGCTCGATTGTAAGTGGGCTTTTATTTGAAAGATATCTAACATATTCATTTTTTGCTGTTGAAGATAGAGTTCCTTCGCCCTGTAAATTTACTGATATAGCAACTCTCCCGTATTGTGGAGGATCTAATTCATCACCGCCATATACAGAAACTGATTGTATCTCCGGAAATCTCTGCCTTAAAAGAATATCGTAATCTCTGGCAGTAACTGCTCTTTCTTGGATTTGTATAGATTTAGGAGCAAAATATTTTATGCTACCAATAGTTTCTCTTTCAGCCCCGCCACTTGCGGCTTCCACTGTAGTAACTACAGCATTCGTTACAAAAGTTGTAGTAAACCGCGAAGCGCCATTTGGTTCGTCGCCACTACATACGCGGTATTGAACTTTAATATCGATGTCTTGCTGTGGCTGTTCTCCATACAAGTTTCTTCCAAAATACACAGAGTATCTATCATTAAAATAAGGATCTAAGTAAAAAACTTTACTTGTTGCAGTTACACCAAAAATATCTTTTGTGTAAAAGAATTGATTTTGCCCTTCAGTGGCTTCGTCGTCTACGAAAACTTCAATTGTATTAATGTCTATATCTTCATTAGTCAGATTGCATCTTAAAAAGTTTTCTTCGTCTAAGAAGAATCCATCCTTTTCAAAATTAGTGAGAATTTCGCCTTCAAAAATTTCTACATTTGTAGCCACGAATGTATTAGTTGATACCTTCTTTGCTACATATCCTTGGGCAGTAATAAAATTATAGTTTGTCCCTTGGTAATTAGTTCTAAAATCGGCAAATTTTGGAATTAAAATAGATTGCCCAGTTTCAGTAGTATTTGTTATTGTAACGTTTACTGTTGCCTTTGCTGAAGTTCTTGATCTAGGAAGATAGTTTAATTCTTTTGCGTGCGATATCACGGAGTTTTTAATTACCGCAGAATCTAAAAACATTTCATTAATAGCCATATTAGTATAGAAGTTATTCATATATGTATTATATGAAAGAACATCTAATAGAACATTCATATTCGAGCCTTCAAAGTTGTAATCTTTGAATTGCGTTTGATTTCTCAAATGCTCAATAAATTGTTCTTTTACAGCGGCAAAATCCAGTTCATTAATTGGTTTGGTTGCCATTATCTTGTCCTCTCTAGAAACACCGTAAGTGTAATTGGTTGTTCTATATTATTTATGTAAAAATAAATTGCAACATTTATAGTATTTTCGTCAAGAGAAGATTGTACTGTCACATCTATCAATGAAGCTCTTGGCTCATATTCTTCTATAGTTGCTTTGATTTGTTCTTGTAAGAACTTTATGGTTGCAGGAGTGTTATTTTCAAAAAGCATTGCTCGAATGTTTCCACCTAAAAGCGGTTGCATTAATCTTTCGCCTTTATCAGTCAAAATAAGATTTTTTAATGATTCTTTTACAGCCTCTTCATCTCGCTTTAGCGCAAGATCTTCAGATATTGGATTCTGAGTAAGATCTTTATGAAAGTCTGAAAATAGACTTTGTTTTTTTCTTACTGGTGTTATTATTTGTACTACCATGACTTCCCTTAATTTTTATCTGATAAATGCATTGTTTAAATTTGACTGCCGGGCGGATAATATGTCTTATTTAAAAGCGCAGAAAGTTCTTCGTCGCTTGGTAATTTGCCGCCATACGCCGTGTGCACAAAGGATGAGTCACTTCCGGCCCTAGGATAAACTAATACTTCTGTAAACCCTACTTTTCTTGCTATTCTAGCATATATTTGTTTTTCTCTGCTATTCATTCCATCCCATACACAATCAAAAGCTGTGAACGCTTTATGATAAGAATTTTTATGCCCTCCAACCTGTGTATTGTACCAAGGAGGTCTATATCCACTGGTCATATTAAGTCTAATTTCTCTGCCAATTTCTTTAGAAAATTCTGCGCGCAATCTCATTAATAATAGTTTCACGTACGGCTGTACTTTGTTCCAAGCCTGTGGTGCTTCATCACCCATTCCACCTGTATTACCGCCCCCAGTTTGT